GCTACTGCCTCCTCTTCTGGACATACTTTCGTTAAATCCTTCACTGAACACATGGTCCTAATCGGTCTATGCTCAGTTCGTGCTGACTTAACATACCAACAAGGCTTAAACAGAATGTTTAGCCGCTCAACCCGCTTCGACTTCTACTGGCCCGCTCTGGCTCATCTAGGGGAACAAGCTGTACTCAATAAGGAAATCTGGGCTGATGGATCCGCAAATGACTCCCTTGTCTTCGGTTATCAAGAACGTTATGCAGAATATCGTTACAAACCATCTCAAATCACTGGGAAATTCAGATCCAACGCCTCTGGCACTCTCGATATCTGGCACTTATCTCAAGACTTTGCCACTTTGCCAACACTGGGCGAAACCTTTATCAACGAAGACGTCCCACTCGATCGCGTCCTTGCAATCGACGACGAACCCGAATGCCTAGCAGACTTCTACTTCGATCTAAAATGTGCCCGTCCAATGCCGACTTACTCTGTACCCGGCTTCATCGACCGTTTCTAAGGAGGAAACATGGGAATATTCGAACTATTGGCCTTTATCAAATCCATCGGCACTATGGCCCCCGAAATAATCTCTGCCCTTGTGGCAGGGTTGACCTCCGCGATAGCGGTGGCTCTCGTGATCCCCGGTGACCAACCGGAGAAAACACTCCAAAAAATCGTGGACTTCCTAAAGAAATGGAGCAAAAAATAAATGCTCGGTCCTGTCGCCCTCGGTGCTGCCCTAGGCTTTGCTCAATCTGCTTACCAAAATAAGCAAAATCAATTAGCTCAAGAGGACACACAATCCTTCAATGCTGAACAAGCAAAACTTAATCGCGACTTTCAAGAGCGAATGTCTAATACTGCTTATCAACGTCAAAAAACTGATATGAAAGCTGCTGGAATTAATCCTATGCTTGCTATCAATGCTGGGGGGGCACAGACGCCTTCGGGCGGCTCTGCTACCTCCCCCGGCCGCGCTCCCGCCGAAATGAATGTAACCGGCGGAATCTCCACTGCTCTCGAAGCTATGCGCAATAAACGAGAAAATGAAATCGCTGCCTCTCAAATAGGTGTAAACGATGCTCAAAAGCTTAATCTCGTTGCTAATACAAACCTTAATGAAGCTCGTACTGGAGAAACTTCTGCTCGCACAGAAGTGGAAAAACAACGTGTTAAAACGGAAACGTGGAACACTCAAAAAACAATGTCGGACTCAGTCAGAGCGCAAGCGGAAACCGACTTAACCCGCGCCAAATCTATGGCGCAAAAATCTATTCTCGATTCAATCGCTAAAGAAGCTGCCCTTAAATCGGCTACTTCTACAATGGAACTAAATGCTCTACCCTATTCTCAAATTAATAAAAGAATCCAAGAAGGTGCTGCTTCTGCTAAATCTATAACTGATGTGGTAAACCCACTCAGAAACTTCAAACTTCGGGAAACCGATCAACTAATCAAGGCCGGTAAACACGGCCTACCAACAAAGAGGTAAAACAAAATGGAAAAAACCGTATATTCACAATTCAACCCTCCCCCAAAACGGAAACTTGGTCCTTTCACTGACGGAATGACCAAACAATCTTTCAAAGACGAATGCGATATTAATAGCATCGTCAAAAAGGCACTTAGGAATGGCCTACTCCCTGACGGGAACGTCAATCCTATCTACGGTGACTTCTCTGATGTTAAAGAATATCAGGAAGGCTTAAACATCGTGCTTAGGGCAGAGAGTCAATTTAACTCTCTCCCGGCCCATGTCCGTAGCAAATTCGAAAACGATCCGGCGAAGTTCCTTGAATTCGCCACAGATCCTTCTAATAAGGCGGAAATGGTATCTCTCGGCCTCGCTAAACATAGCTCGGTACCTCCGGTCCTAACCCCGGAGGAACCAAAATCCAAGGCTTCTGAACCCTCTGTTAATAAATCCTCAGGGGGTTCAGAAGCTAAGGGACCATAGCACTACTAGATGTATATGGTCCCACTGACACCTTTTCGAAGAAAAGTGTCAGAACAAACCAAAAACAAATGGAGGTAACGACATGCGTAGAAAAAAAATGAATTATAAAAAGTCTAAACGTAGTTTCTCTAAGACTGCGTCAAAAACTCACGGTAAAAATGTAATGGCTGCCCCGCTTCGCGGCGGAATCCGACTTTAACCTAACACAAGGGGTCAATGCTTATGGCTTGCTTCAGCCCCTTGTCGGGCTTTCGTGCTCGTGTAACTAACGCTAACGGAAGGAGACCAATTGTCTTCAATAATCGTGACGGTGCTGCTGACGAACCTATCGATCTTGCTTGTGGCCGCTGTATTGGATGCCGCCTTGAGCGCTCACGCCAATGGGCTATCAGATGCGTCCACGAAGCTTCACTGCATCAAGATAACTGCTTTATCACTCTTACTTACAATCCTGAGTCTCTACCTAAATCTAATTCACTGGAACTAAAACACTTCCAAGACTTTATGAAACGTCTTCGGAAAAAATTCGGCTCTGGAGTCCGTTTCTTCCACTGTGGAGAATACGGCGAAGTCTGTAAGACATGCCGAAAATCCTCCTACTACTGTGATCGTAAAGATCACAAATATGAAACTTACTTAGGACGCCCTCACTACCATGCCTGTCTCTTCAATATAAAATTCCCCGATCAAGAATTCTGGAAAAACTCAAAAGGTAACAAAATCTATACTTCTGAAATACTAACTAAACTCTGGGGAAAAGGCTTCTGCTCTATCGGCGAACTAAACTTTCAAACTGCTGCTTATGTAGCTCGCTACATAACTAAAAAAATCTCTGGCGAACCCGCCAACGAACACTATGCAATCTACTCACATCTCACCGGTGAAATAACAAAAGTAAAACCGGAATATATAACAATGTCCCGACGCCCGGGAATAGCCTCTGGCTGGGTCGATAAATATAAAATGGATATCTATCCTTCTGACTTCGTCGTACACGACGGAAAAAAAATGCCTCTTCCAAAATTTTACAATAAAATATTAGAGCTTGACGAAAATGTCGACTTCGACTTAATTAAACGTATGCGAGAACTTCGAGCGAAACAATTATCTACTGACCTAGGTGCTGCTCGCTATGCTGCTCTTGCTCATCACAAAAAACTTGTGATGCAACAACAACTAAAAAGGAGCTATGAAAATGAAATCTAAAATCTTTACAACGTATGACTCAAAAGCTGAGGCTTACCTTCAACCCTTCTTCATGGGTACTCGTGGCGAAGCAATTCGCGGATGGCAAACCGTCTGTAATGACCCTAAAACCCAATTCAATAAATATCCCTCTGACTTCACTCTCTTCGAAATCGGAGAGTATGAAGAAACTACTGGGCAAATAATCCCGTATGAGGCTAAAGTATCTCTAGGAACTGCTATTGAGTTCCTAAAGACTGATGACAATAAAATGGCGGTTGTACAATAAGTAAACCCCCCTATAATAAAAACAGGAGAAAACACAAATGTTTGGTATCAACCCCGGTAAACAACCTTCAGTAATGAAACATGACTTCTCAAGAGTCCCAAAAGCTGAAATTCAGCGTAGTCAATTCAACCGCTCTCACGGCCTAAAGACTACTTTCGATAGTGGCTACTTGATCCCCATCTTCGTAGACGAAGCCTTACCGGGGGATACCTTCAATCTCAAAATGACGTCCTTTGTGCGTCTTCAACCTTCTGTCGTACCCGCAATGGATAACCTGTACCTCGACTGGTTCTTCTTCGCTGTACCTAATCGTCTACTCTGGACTAACTGGAAAAAATTCAACGGGGAACAAGCTAACCCCGGTGATTCAACTTCCTATACTGTACCCCAAATCGTAATGCCCGCTGTAACTGGGGCTACGATCGCTTCACTCTCTGACTACTTCGGAATCCCTACTGGTATCGCTTCACTCTCAGTAAATTCCCTACATCATCGCGCTTACAATCTTATTTATAACGAATGGTTCCGTGACCAAAACCTAATCGGCGACCTTGTTGTCGACGTCGATGACGGTCCGGACACCTATACAGACTACGTCCTTAAAAAACGCGGTAAACGCCATGACTACTTCACAAGCTGCTTGCCCTGGCCTCAAAAAGGCACTGC